CCATGCCATTGCCGCCCCCGCCGGCGCCATCCTTGCCGCCGCACTGGTTGCAGAACCAGGAGCCGGTGCCGTCCTTGTCGTCGAAGCGGTAGCGATCACTGCCGCCGCAGCATGGGCAGGGCTGGTGCTTGTCGGTCAGCTGATCCGCGGACAGCCCGCCCAGCGCCGCCAGCAGGTCCGGCCACCTGCCGCGGGTGAGGTCTTGAATGGTCATTGCTTAAGTGCCCGCTCCAGCAGCACGCGGATCGCCGTTGCACGCGACATGGCATCACCACGCCAGGCATCCAGCCGCCGCAACAGCTCAGGCGTCAGGCGCACGGGTGTGGGATGGGCAAGACGCATCAGCTCGCGGTGGGGGCTTGCGGACTGTAGCCGCCGCTGCTACGGTCAGCAAGTCTTGCACCCACGCGACGCGCTCTGTATGATTCACGCACGCGGCACGTCCAACGCGACAGCCGCGCCTAACACAGTCCCCGCCATTCGGCGGCTATTCCATGGCTCCTGCCATCGCAATGCCTGTTTACTCAACCGCCGCAGCTCCCCTGGAGTTCTCCGGTTACAGCCCTGATCAAATCTCCGAAATGCTGTCTAAGCGTTTTGGTATGCACGAGTTTCTACTTAACAACGGCGCCACTCGCCCGTACATCACTACTGGCAAAAAACCAAACCTGCCTGGATGGGTGCTTTACCTGTTTGAGCACGAAGGCCGAGATACCACCATCCCAGTGATTTGCGTTAACGGCGACCTGTCAGAGCGATCGGCAGCTGCTGGGCTGGGCAAGTTGAATGAGATCCTGTATCCCGTTTTTCATCTCAAAATCGAACGGGTTAGGGGTGTCGGCAACGAGCTGACCGATCGCATCCGCCTGTCGTCGGTTGATGATGCCAAGGCTGCGACCGATGAGTTCCTCGACAAGTTCCGTAAGGCTCAGCGGGAGTATGGCCGCACCTGCGAAGCCTTTGCCCAGGTAGATCCTGAACGTGCTCGCCTGTTGATGGATCAGGCCATTGAGCAACGGCTAGCTGCTGGCGCTTGGTCTGACAAGGACGCGGCTGACATGAACAGCTTCCGCCGCGCACTTGCCCCCGCTGGCAACTAAAAAACGGCCCGGCCGGGAAGGGCATTCCCGGCCGGGCCACTTTGAACAGTCCACCCCAACCATACCGCAATGGCTTCAGATCTGATGACAAGAGACGGCGAGCTTTTAGCCGTTGATCGGTCTGCCCCTGGCATTGAGCGCATCATTGCGCGAGTTGTCAATATCAACGTGCTTTGTGATGCAGTTCACCGCGAGATCCTTTTGCTCGGCAAGGAGCTTTCGGATTGCAAGTGGTCTGGCGACTACCTGCTTGATCCAAAGTGGGACGATCCAAAACACAAAGGCAAGACCCGCACCTGGAACTACTGGCTAAGCGATGTTCGTCCGTTCAGCTTACGCACAGGCAATCGAGAAGCACAGATTGACGAGAAAGTCGCCGCCAATCTGATGGCCTATTCATCCTGCTATGCCACGCTGGCGGCGGAAAATCGCAAGCGCAGCGATCAAGGTATGCTGCCGCTGCCGCTGCCAACAAATCACTCGCAGATCGAGCCTTATCAAGGCTTGTTCACGCGCGTTGATGACTGGTCCGCTGATTTGGAATGGTCTGATGACGTGAAGTCGGTGGCTCATAGCAATGCCATTCGCGACACTCAACCTCCCTACGCAGAGGATCAATCTCAGTTCCTGGCGAAGTGGGAACAAATCTGTGCGACGCTGCCTGTTGATAAGCGCCAGACCAAAGATGGGCTGATGGCGCCACCGCCGCGAGACTTCAGCCAAAACTACCTGACGCGCGAGCGGGAGATTGCGCGAAAAGAGCGTGAGGCGGCAGAGGCTAAGAACGAGCCAGTAGATGAAGAACAGCCTGCACTGGTGGTTGGGCAAGAAAAACAATCAGGCAAGACCGCTGCAAGCGGTGCCAGCACAAAGCCACCGAAGCAACCCAAGAAATCGCAAGAGGAGCTGGAGGCCGAAGCGCACGAGGCTGCATTGCGTAAGGACATCATGGACTACCGCAACGACCTACACAACTTGCGGGTCAGCGCCGATGCGCTTGAAGCTAGGTTGAAAAATATCCTGGCTCGCTCCGGTGATGGTCGATTGGCGGAAATGAGGGGCAGGACGGATCTAGGTGTTTACTCGGTTCGCGATGACATGAACCTGTTGCGGGGAGCCGTGGAGGCATGTCAACGCATTTATCGCTTGGCGACTGAGCCATACGTTGCGCCTCAGCCGATCAGCCGTCGTGAGGTTGATCCATCTACTGCATCTGTTGACGTAGAGGCCGTGGCATGAGCGATTACCAGGCATTTCTAGATCAAAAGCAACACACCGGCGCTGATCATGGCTTCGAGCCAGTGTTCATGCCGCCGCAGCTTTTCGACTTCCAGCAGGCCCTCGTGCAGTGGGCCGTGCGCAAGGGCCGTGCCGCGATCTTCGCGGACTGCGGCTTAGGTAAGACCGCCATGCAGCTCACATGGGCTGAGAATGTAGCCCGTCACACCGGTCGCCCGGTGCTGATCCTGACCCCACTGGCAGTCGCTGCGCAAACCATCCGCGAGGGTGAGAAGTTCGGCATCGAGTGCCACCGCTCCAGCGATGGCAGCGTGCCAGGTCGGATTGTGATCACCAACTACGACAGGCTCCACCTGTTTGATGCGGCTGATTTCGGTGCGGTTGTCTGCGATGAGTCGAGCATCTTGAAGTCGTTCAACGGCTCCACCAGAAAGGCGATCACTCGCTTCATGGCCAAGATGCCGTACCGGCTGTTGTGCACGGCAACAGCTGCGCCGAATGATTACACCGAGCTGGGCAATTCATCTGAAGCGCTGGGTGAACTGAGCTACAGCGACATGCTGCGCCGGTTCTTTGCACAGCTGGATGACAAGGGCCAGAAACGCGAAGAGCGCCTGCAAGAGTCAGCCGAAGCGATGATCAACGCCAACGCCAACTACTACAAAAAGCTGGCCTTCAGGGTGTCGCAGACTATCGGCCAGTGGCGCCTTAAGCATCACGCCCGCGAACATTTCTGGCGCTGGGTGGCCAGCTGGGCTAGGGCTTGCCGGATGCCGTCTGATCTGGGTTTCGCCAACGATGGCTTTATCCTGCCGCCTCTGGTTGAGCGTGATCACATTATTGCCCCGGCCACCCCGCCAGAGGGGATGCTGTTCTCAATGCCCGCCTTTGGCCTGGCGGAGGAACGGGAAGAGCGCAAGCGCACCATGCAGGAGCGCTGCGAGTTTGCGGCTCAGCTGGTGGAGCATGATCGCCCTGCGGTGATCTGGTGCCACACCAACGCCGAGGGCGACCTGCTAGAGCAGCTGATCCCCGATGCTGCCCAGGTTGCCGGCCGCACTCCAGACGATCGGAAGGTGGAGCTCTATGAGGCCTTCGCCGATGGCCGTCAGCGGGTGCTGGTGATCAAGCCAAAGATCGGCGCATGGGGGCTGAACTGGCAACATTGCGCCCACGTGGTGACGTTCGCCAGTCACAGCTATGAGCAGTACTACCAATCAGTTCGCCGCTGCTGGCGCTTTGGCCAGCAGAGCACGGTCCACCTTGACGTGATCGCCACCGAGGGCGAGGCCAGAGTGCTGGCAAACATGCGCGGCAAGGCTGAGCGAGCGTCCGCCATGTTTGAGGAACTGGTGGCGCAGATGAACAACGCCACCACGATCAAGCGCACCAATCTCTACACCACTACACCGAGGCTCCCGCAATGGCTGTAAAGGATCAGCTCATCACAGACAACTACGCCATCTACAACGGCGACTGCATTGAAGTAATGCAAGGCCTGCCAGATGAATCGGTACACCTCACCGTCTACTCTCCGCCCTTTGCCGGGCTGTATCAGTACAGCAGCGACGATCGGGATATGTCCAACTGCCTGAACTATGACGAGTTTTTCGCTCATTACGGATTTTGCATTGACGAAATCTCCCGGATCACAATGCCGGGCAGGATCTCAGCGGTTCATTGCATGGACATTCCGCTAAGCAATGCCGGATGCGATGCCATGTTTGATCTGCCTGGCCGGATCATCCGCGAGCACGAAGCCCGAGGATTTGCTTATGGCGGCCGGCGGGTGATCTGGAAGGAGCCGCTGCTGGTACGCAATCGCACCATGATGAAGAGCTTGCATCACAAGACACTGTGCGAGGACTCCACGCGCAACAGCATCGCTAACGCTGACTACCTGCTGATGTTCCGCCGCAAGGGCGAGAATCCGGTTCCAGTGACTCACGAAGTAGGCCTGCTGCACTACAGCGGCGAGCGAACTGTCCCAGCTGACCTGAACGGGTACAAAGGTATGAAGGGAGATCAGAAAAAAAATCAGTACAGCCAATGGATTTGGCGGCAGTACGCCTCCAGCGTTTGGGATGACATCAGGATTGACAACGTGCTGCAGTTCCGCAGCGCTAGGGATGGCGAAGACGAGAAGCACGTGCACCCGCTTCAGCTGGACGTGATTGACCGAGCCGTGGTGATGTGGAGCAACCCCGGCGAGACCGTGCTGACCCCCTTCATGGGCGTCGGCAGCGAGGTCTACGGGGCGGTGCAAGCTGGCCGCCGTGGCGTCGGCATCGAGCTGAAGCCCAGCTACTACCGGCAGGCAGTGCGGAACCTGGAGCTGGCCGGCGAGCCGGATCAGCCCGGCGATCAGTCATCCCTCTTCGACCTAGAGACCGCCTAATGGAAACCCGCCGCCTAACCATCTGCCTCACCCTCCCCGAGGTCGAGGCGCTCCGCCGCCAGCTCCGGCCTGGCGAGGGGATGAACGATCTGCTGCGGCGGATCGTGAACGACCGGATCCACAACCCCACCCCATCACGATGATCACCTACACCACCCCCACCCAGCAGGCCATGGCCCGCATTGCCACCGCGCCTGTCACCAGCGATCAGGCCCGGCGCCCACCAACACCCTCCATCCGGCTATCCCTGGCCGCCTGCCCCATGCCGGCGCGGTGCTCTAAGCCGTGCGAGATGTGCTCTGGTGTCGCCCGCAGCGTCGCCGGTGAGCTGGGGCAGGTGCTGAGGGAGCGCCACGGCGGGTCCAGTTCAGTGGCGGACTGGCTGGATGGATTCACACACACTGGAGATGAACGATGAGCACTGATTACCGCGCCGAACTGCAACGATTGCTAGGGGCAGTTGAAAACGATGTAATCGACACCAATGATGGCCTAAGGTTTCAGGCCGCTGTAAACCGCGCCCGCGCCGCCCTGGCCCAGCCCGAGCCGGAGGGGGATGGGCTGTTTCATTGGCGGAACCTTGGCGACGGAAAGCCCGTTCAAGTTCGGGAGTGTCCTATGTGCGGTATCGCCCCGGCAAACGTGGACGATTGCGGTCGATTCGGTGATCCAGCCTGCCCCTATTTCGGTGTTGGCGAACCCGAGCCGGAGGGGGTGACGGAGCGAATCGCATCCATTGCAACGGCGGTTCGAGAGTGCGCTTTCGGCTGGGAACCTACTGCGCGACTGATCGGCAATGTCTGCGCCGAAGATGTTGCCGATCTATGTGGCGCCATCCTCACCCACTTCGCCCGCCCCACCACCGAGCCGGTGCCCGTGGCTGAGCGGCCTTGGGAGCGCGAGAAAGGGTGGCGTGATCTTGATGGCGAATGCTGGTGGTGCCCACCAGACGGCCCGCCCTACTGGCAGATGGCCAACCCAGCAATGGTCTACGGCGGCTGGCTGCTCCCCCCCCACGCCCTGCCACTACCCACCCCAACGCCATGACTCGCTGCATCGTCATTGGGTGGGACGCCCACCACAACTGCATCGGCCGGGCCCATCTGATCGCCCGTGCCGCCGCGCTGGCATTCTCTGAGGTCCAGCTGATCGCCTTCGGGTTCTCCCACCTAGGCCGTGAGGTGTGGGCGCCGTTGCGAGGTGAGCCGATCACTGTGATCCCTGAGCCCAAAACCGTCGCGGCGCTGATTCATCGCTGCCGCCGCGTCGCCGCGGCCACCGATGCAGACGTGGTGATCGCCTGCAAAGCCCGGCTGCCGTCAGTGCTGCTGGGCATTGCCATCGCTGAGCGCAACGGCGCCCGGCTGATCGTTGACATCGATGATCACGAGTTGGCGTTCATTGATCCGAACGATGCCCCGCTCTCGCCGCTGGCGCTGCAGCAGCAGTTCCCCGAACGGCTTGGCGAGGCCCCCTACTCGCCGTTTTGGACGCTGGCGGCACAGCAGCTCACCAAGGCCGCTGATCACATCATCACCTGCAACACCGAGCTGCAGGCACTGCACGGCGGGGAGATCATCGCCCACCTGCGCGACCTGGATGCGTTTCAATCGCCGCAGGCTGAGCCGCCCACTGAGCTGCTGGAGATCCGCCGCCGCTGCACCCCGCTGGTGATGTTCCTAGGCACGCCGCAGCGGCACAAGGGCCTCGACGTCATCGCTCAGGCCGTGGCCCAGGTGCCAGGTGCTGGCGCGGCATTCATCGGCCGCATTCCCGACCAAGGGATTGTGAACGACATCACCCGCGCAGCCGGCGATCAGGCCGCAATGATCGACAGCGTGGCATTCGCGGCTATGCCCGCCTGCCTCGCGCTAGCTGATGCGGCGGTGCTGCTGCAGGATCAGTCCCGCGAGGCCAGCCGGTATCAGCTGCCGGCCAAAGCGTGCGACGCGCTGGCGGCCGGCATCAGGCTGATCGCCACACCTACCCCGCCGCTGCAGATGCTGGCGGACTGGGGGTTTCGGGGGATTTCGTTTGTGGAGTCGCCCGCCGAACTGCCCGACGCGATCCGCCAGCTGCAGCCACTGAGCGCTGCCGATCGGGAGGTGAATCAGCGCCTCGCGCACCAGCACCTGTCCTATGCCTCTGGAGCTACCACCATGCGCCACCTCCTGTCCCAGCCCAGCCGCCGAGCGATCAGTTACGCCGCCAGATCATTGATCGGGCTACCTGAGCCTGGTCGGCGGATCATCTTGATGCTCTGGAAACAGAACGACGCTGGGGTGTTTGGCAGGCGGGTGGACATGGTGGCAAAGTACCTGGCCAGCCGGAATGACGTGGACCAGGTGCTGTTGGTGGAGAAACCGCTTAGCACGCTGGACCTGCGCAAGCTGGAGCAAAGCCAGAACCGGCATCACCGGCTGTTGCACCGTTACGCGCAGCGGAAAAGGGTCGGGCTGCTGGACAGAGGCAAGCTTGCCATCCGCACGCCAGTGATGCCTGCAGGGCTCAGCGTGGCTGAACAGGGCGACTTCATCGAGCGGTACTGCCAAGGGCTGGTGGAGCAGGCCCTAGCGCGCTTCCCCGGCGCCAAGGTGGGGCTCTGGGTCTATCCGTACTATCGGCACGCCGAGCGGATCGCCGCAGCCCTGCCCACGGACTACGTGATAGGCGACGTGGTAGACGATCACAGGGCATGGCCCAACACATCCGCCGAGCGGAAAACAGAGCTCACGGAGCACTACCGCGCCATCCTTGATCTGGCCGACATGGGCCTTTACAACTGCCGGCACACGCTGCAGAGCATCGGCAGACTCAGCCCCACGAAGGCGCAGGTAGTGGCCAATGGCGTGGATTTCACCGGCGCACCGGACGCGGCAGAGGTGGCTGACCTGCGGGAGCAGTTGGTAGCGCCCGGCAATTTCCGGGGGATCATCGGCTATGCCGGAAACCTGGAGTCGAAACTGGACTGGCCATTGGTGGAGCACGTAGCAGCCAAAAACCCTGACGACCTAGTGCTGCTGATCGGCAGCACGCACGTGGCCACCCAGCTGCCACAGCGGCGGAACATTCGCTACGTGGGCCCAGTGCCCTATGACGAGCTGCGCACCTACCTGGCGACGTTTGACGTGGCGATCATCCCGCACCTGAAAACGAATCTCACGGCGGCGATGAACCCGCTGAAATGCTGGGTGTACGCCACGCTGGGGATCCCGATCATCAGCACCGACATCCCCAACCTGCCGGAGGATCTGCCGCAGCTGAAAGTGACGCGCAGTCAGGGCGGCTTTACGAAGAACGTCCGCAAGGCGCTGAATTCGCCGGACGTGATGAGCGCCGAAGAGGTTGTCGAGATCATCCGCCGGCACAGCTGGGCCAGTCGCCTGGAGTCGGTGGTGGATTGGTTTCACTACTGACCGAGGGGTGCGGAACCGGAACCGCTGCGGTATGATTTTGCTACGGGCACAGGCCCGCCACTCGCCATTGCTTGCCATGACCACGATTTTCTGCACCTTCTTGGTGCTGCTGTTATTGCCCGCGCTGTTCCTGTTGTGGCTGACGGAATCCCGCCAGCAACGCGCCCGCCGCTGGCGCCGCGATGGCTGGACACAGCAGCGCATCGCTGATCGACTGGGGTGTTCACGCACCACGGTTCGGCGGATGTTGGCTGCTTGATCGCTCACCCCACCACGGAGACACGCCATGACCGACCAGCACCGCGCCACGCCTGAGCAGTGGGCCCTCGTCGCATCCGAAGCCGCCGATGGCAGCGCGACCCACTCCTGCATGCTCGAACTCAACGACACCCTCCGGGCTCTGTGCATAGCCCGAAACGATCTTGTTGTATGCAGCACAGAGCAGAACCAACGCATCGAAGCCCTAGAGGCCGCCCCAGCGTTCCGCGTCTTAGAGACGGGCGAACGAATTCAGATGAACATCGTGCAAGACAAGCTCGACCGCCTGATTGCGTTGGATGCTGCCGATCCGACTCCCGATCCCGCCATAACCGTACTCCGCGCCGCCAGCGCCGAGGCCCAGCCTGGGGGGTTGGTGGAGAGGGTGGCCAATGCGATCAGCGAAGGCGACGAGCCCGATAAATGGCACCCAGAAGCGCGTGACGCAATCTGTGAGGTCGCCACCTGGCTCGACCGGTTCGCCCTCCACGGCTCCGGCGAGTATGCGCAGGCGGCCAAGGTGCTGCGGCAGGAGGCCAACCATGGCTGACCTCTCCCCAGCGGCCCAAGCCATCGTGGCCGCGTTCGACGATCGCTACGAGCTTTGTCCCCTGGAGGACAACTGGCAGGAAGTCTGCATCGCCGCCGCCCTCCGCGCTGCTGCGGATCAGGTCGTGCCACACACGGCTGCTCGAACCGATCGGGCAGCAAACCGCCGCAAGGTCCGCTCCGAACTCCTCGCCATCGCCACCGAACTGGAGGCCCAGTAATGCCCCGCCTCTACCACGTCCAGCTAACCACCGGCCCCATCGAGCTCTACGCCGTCAGCCAGGCCCAGGCCATCGCATCTGCCCTAGAGCTGGCTGGTCCTGGCGCCAGAGTGCTCAGGGTGTGGCGGGAGGGGGAGTGGTGATGGATCTCGCAGCGCACCCGTGCCCACTGCCTGCCAGTCCATTCGCAGGACTGATGGCCAGCATCGGAGCACAGCAGATCCGCAATGCCTATTCGTCGCCGTCACCCCGATGGGAGGCAACCTGTTTCGTTGTTACGCCTGATCCCAGCATCGGACGCAAGCGCAGAGCTCGGCGCCGTCGTGGGCGGCAGGGCTGATCAGATCTCCCAGTCGCCGCGCTTCTTCTTCCCGCCGCCCTTGCCGGTTCCGTAGGGCTTGCCGCCTTTGGGCATGATCTTAGTGCTGTTCTGTTCATTCTATCCACTCGCTCTAAACCGCTATGTCCAAGTCTGAGTTTTCTGACTTTTGCATCGTTTCATTGTGTGCAATCCTTGTAGTTGGGGGTTTTTCACTCGCCGTAATTGGAGGGGTTCTAAAAGAAAGAGAATGGGTGCAGTTTGCTGCTACCCATGACTGCGTCAAGGTTGGGGAGATGAAAGGCAACCCTGACAGGATCGGCTGGCGCTGCAATGATGGCGTCACTTACTGGCGCTGATCACACCCCCGGCTCATCACACTCCGAAGGCCCGCGCCGCGGCTGCTCACTCCCTGCTGGGAGCTGCAGTCCGCGTCGTTGGCATTTCCAGCGAAACGACCGCAGCGCCGCGTGACGGCTGGCACTGACAGCCTCGACTCCCCACCCCTGGATCAGCCAAACGGGGATCCCGTCGCGGATGACCAGTTCGGTAGTGAAGAGGTGCTCCATGGCTCAGGCTACGTGCCGCCAGGCCCGCCGCCGCACGATTCGAGTGATGTGGTTGGGCGTCACCCCATACCGCTTAGCCAGCACGGCCCTGGGCGTCCCTGCCGCGGCCTGCTCCCTGAGCCGGCGAATGTCGGCATCGGTGAGCACCGATCGCCCGTTGCTGGCCCCTTGGCGGGCCGGCCGCCGGCGCCTGACACCAGGAAGCGGCCCCGGAATCCGGCGGCCGCTTTCATAGGTTTCGATTGATCGGGTGAGCTGGCCGCAGTCTTGGCACCGCAGCCAGCGGCGCTGGCCCTGGGAGATCAACCTAGTGTCCACCACGCGGGTGGTCCCGTTGCACCACTGGCAGGGGAGCATCAGCCCTTGCTGGCGTGAACAGTGGTGTCGCCGTTGTAGCGGCCAGTCACGGCGTAGCTGTTGATCGGCCGCTCAGCCATCAGATGGAACACGATCTGCCCGATCTTCATTCCCGGCCACAACCACACGGGCCACAGCTGGCGGGAGTTGTGCAGCTCCAGGGTGAGTACAGATCCATGCCAGCCGGGGTCACAGTATCCCGCCATCAGGTGCTCCAAGCCTTCACGGGCCCGGCTTGACTTCAACATGAATTGCGCGGCGATGTCATCCGGCAGGTTGAACACTTCCACCGTCTGGGCCAGGACAAACTGCCCCGGCCGCAACTCATAGGGATCATTCTGGCTGTGCCGGTGCAGCGGGTACGGCACCAGCTTTGGCGACTGCGCCGATTCGATCAGCAGGGTATCCCCTAGCCGCACATCGAGCGACGCCGGGTTGATCAACTCGGAGTCGTGGCCGACCACCATGCCGGCCCTGCAGCGCTCGGCGATTTGCCAGTCAGAAATAATCATGCCTGAATCGGTGAGATGCTTAAGTGAATCTGCGGCACAAGCCATTCGTGACCATCGGCATCCACTAGGTAGTAGTGCGGCCAGTTGGCGCGGCTACGCTGGACCCTGCTGGTGATGATGGCGGGCTCTTGGGGGTGACCGGCGATGTAGACGTGATCCCCTGGGCTGAATCGCCAGGGGTTGGCGGTACGGGTGGCGGTTAGAGCCATGGTGTGGATCTCCGAGACAGGATTTCAATCGAGCTGGCGTCAGGGTGTCGCCGTTCGGCGAACTGGTACGCCTGTTGTTTGCAGGTGGCGCGAATGGTGCAGCGCATCGGCCGGCAGCCGGGCCAGTGGATTTGCACCGGCCAGAACTTGGCGCCCGGCTCGCTGGTCCGGGTGATGCCCTCGCCAGCGGACTGGCAGGCGTCGTCGTCGGGGAGGAAGGTCATTGCTGGGCCTCCAGTTCGGCGAGGCGGCTGCTGAGTTCGTACCGGTATCTAAGGTCGTTTACCTCTTGCTGGTTCTGCTTTATCCGACCCCGTAGCACCCTCAATCGAGACTCAATGTCATCAGCGCATTGCACTATGCCATCCCAGTCATGGGAGTCTGCCGCCTGATCGCCTTCGGCGATGCGGCTGCTGAGTTCGCAAAGGTCGTTTACCTCTTGCTGGTCCTGCGCCATCCGACCCAGTAGCAACCTCAATCGAGGCTCAATGTCGTCAGCGCATCGCACTATGCCATCCCAGTCAGAAGAGGTGCTGTTGTGCTGGGCCTCCAGTTCGCGGGTGGAGAATTGGGCGACAACTGCAGCACCACGGCCGCTTGCATGATTAACACAAACTTGACGCGCTTGCCTAATGCTTATGTTAGTGTTTACGCCATTACATTGCCACCAAAACGGAGACCACCACGGGCGAAACTGCGCCTCGTAGCCGAGGTGGGAATCCCGCACCACGCGGTAACGGGTCGGGGGGAATCTGAGTTTCATTGCTGGGCCTCCAGTTCGGCGAGACGGGTGAGGGCGGCGAACATTGCGTCGTAGTGGCGCTGCTCAGTGCAGGGTGTTGACCGCAGCGCTTCCAGCCCCTGCTCTGCCAGCGTCGGCGGCTTGGGGCGGCGAGTGGCGCGGAGTCCGTCAGCAGCAAGGCGGGAATATCCTCTGGCTTCTACCCACTCACAGCACGCCTCTAGTTCCTGATCCGCGCCCCACTGGGCGGCGCGGTCGGCGACATGCGCAGGCCAATATTCAGACCTGGCCTCAACGGCTTCTTCCCACCACTGGCTCACTAGATCTTCTGACACCTTCACAGGATGATCAGCCACGGCGCACCTCCTGAGCCTGAATCCCCACCTCCTGCACCAGCACCACGGCGCCAGCCACCATGCCCAACAGGGCCAGCGCGGCGGCAATCACGGCTCGGCGACCGGCAGCGGCCTGGGCAGCAGCCTGAGCGCGGCGGGCCTGGCCCTGACGGAGCTGAGCAGCCAGGCGGTGATCAGATGGAGCATGGGGCCTCCGTGATTTCGATGATTTCGGCGCCGGGGAACTGAGCGTAGAAGGCCTCTCGAACGGCAGTACGACTCCACCCCTTGGGGCAGGTCCATTCAAGTTTGTGGATCGTGTCATCAGTGAGTCTCCGGTAGGTAATTCTGTGGGTGATTCCGGTGAGTGTGGACATGGTTTAGAAAGCATCATTGGCGGCGAGGATATGCAAGCGGATGGCTTCCAGCTCGGCGACCAGATCGACCGTCAGATCCTTTGGCACGGCCTGCCCTGAGTCCCAGGCGTTGTCGTTGATGGCGGTGGCCGTGACCTTTGCCGCATCGATCAGCCCCACCAATAGGGGCATGAGGGGGCGGTTGCGCTCGCCGCAGTCGGGGAGGCGGATCAGCTGCTGCGGGTTAGTTGGCAGCGCCTGGCGGGCGGCCTGAAGGATCAGGTCGGAGAGGGCGCCGGGGCATTCCAGGGGGGTGCTCATTTGATACTCCAGCTCCGTCGCTCCATCAGGAAGCAGCCGGGCACGGTCCCCACCACGGCGGCTGCGTAGGCCTTGGCCTTGGCCTCTTCATCCGGCGCAGCCTTCACCGCTGCGACCAAAGCGGTCTTGATTGCGTCCTTGATCGCGGTCTTGTCGGCCTCGATCTTGATCCGCTGGAACATCTCCGGCAGGTCCTCCGGCTCGCAGTCCACCACCACAACCGTGGTTTTCCGGCTGGCCAGCTTGTGCTCAGGCAGCTGGTAGGAGGTCTCATCAGGGATGGCCTTCTGCAGCGCCTGGACCAACCGATCCTGCAGCGCATCCGCCTGCTGCTCATCAGCAGCGGCCAGCTCTGCCAGCGCCTGAGCGCGAGCCTTGCGGGCAGCGTGCCGGGCCCTGAGCGAGTCAATCACCCAGCACCAGGCGTCGGCCTTGGAGAGGATGGCCTGTTTGTTGTCGGCCTCGGCCGAGATCAGGCCTTCCAGCGTGGCAGTGGCCGCGGCCACCACTGCGGGGTCATCAGAGAACAGATCGGCGGCGGCCTCGTCGATCTGGTTTTGGAGCCTGAGAGCGTCGCCGGTTAGGGCGTAGAGGGTGGTGGTCATGGTCAATTCCCCAGGTAGTAGCGGACGGATGGCTGCATTAGCGCCTTCTTGAACGCCTCCAGCTCCGCCACCCGCCGCTCCAGCGCGGTGACGCGCTGACGAAACGTCAGCAAGGGCTCGGTGGGGATGGGGTTGGCGGGCGGCTTCCAGCAGCTGGTGTGCTGCCACGGAACGGCATCGCCCACGTAGCTCCAGTGGACTAGCAGGTAATCATCAGGGTCCGCGTGCGGGGCTGGAACCATCCGCACATCCCCGTCACAATCCCCATCCGCCTCTGTCGGCAGACGGTCTGTGATCCATTCCTGTGGCATGGCGTAGCGAGTGGTGAACGCCCACACACCATACCGGATCGGAACCCCTTTCGCACCCTATGATGGGGGCAAATCGTCACACTCGACCCGGTGCCAGCCAGCTCCAACCAGTCCTGGTGGCTCGACTCGATCGGGCGCATACCCCTGCTCACGCCAGCCGAGGAAATCGAACTCGGCACGGCCATCCAGCAATGGCAGACCCATCCCGGCGAGTGCCCGCCAGGCATCCGGCGCCGGGGCATGCGGGCGCGGGATCGCTTCGTCTCAGCGAATCTGCGGCTGGTGGTGGCGTACATCTCCCGCCGCAGCCGCCTGTTCGCCGGGCAGGATCGCGAGGATCTGATCCAGGCCGGGAACATGGCCTTGCTGACGGCAGCAGAGCGGTTCGATCCCGCTAAGGGCTACAGATTCAGCACGTATGCCTGGTGGTGGATCCGGCAGGGGGTGAACCGGCACATTGACCAGTACAGCAGGGCGATCGCCATCCCCGGCAGCCACTGCCAGCATCTAGCGAAGCTGCAGGCCATCACCAGCCGGCTGGAGCTGGAGCTAAACCGCACGCCAACGCAGGCGGAGATCGCCGCAGAGCTGGGCGTCAGCGTGAAGGTGCTGGAGCAGGTGGTTGAGAACGGCCGATCGGTCGCCAGCCTTGACCAGGTGGTGACGGATGACGGGCTAGAGCTGGGCAGCCTGTGCGCCACCTACGACCGCACGCCAGAGGATGAAGAGGAGCAGCGCGAACGCTGGCGCCAGGCGGAGCAGCTGCGTGGCCTGATCGCCAGGTTGGCGCCGCAGGATCGCAGGTTGTTGTCCCTGGCCTGGGGCCTCGACGGGGTGGAGGTGCCGCGGCCTGAGCTGGCCCAGCAGGAAGGCCTGAGCACACGGGCTTTGGAGGTGCGACTGGAGCGGCTGCAGGCGGCACTGGCGTCGCAGTCGGTGCAGCTGGTTCTGGTGGCGGTGGAACGGGGGACGGTGGAGCCGAAGGATCGGAGCAGGCGGCGCCGCGAGCGGCCTGATCAGCTGGTGCTGGTGCCGATTGAAAGGGTGAAGCCCACGTCCCCGGCGCTGCGCAGGGTTGGGGGATTTCCTCGGAACTGGGTCTGCCTCGGCGATCGGCTGCGGATCGCTGCTGCTGGGGGGAGTTGGTGAGCACCCAGGCAGGAATTGAACCTGCATCGCCCCGCAGCAGCGGAGCCGTCCTATCCGTTGGCTCGGACTGGGTGAATGAGTGACCCGCTTGGCGGGTGTTGATCACGGCAGCCGCCTCCCCAGCTCCCGCGCCCACCGGTGATGCTCACCCGTCGGCTCACCCAACGGCGGCGCCCCCTTCAGCGCAAGTTCCACCTGCAGGTTGGCCGCCTTGCGCTGCAGCTCCACGATCAGGTGCTGCTGCTGGTACCAGGCCTGGATCAGCTCATCGCAGCGCTCCGCCAGCTGGTCCCGGCTCATGTGCGCGGCGGCGCGGCGGTCGCGCTCCATCTCGAAGGAGCTCGACAGGCTGAGGGTGAGATCGAGGCCCAGCATGTCCGCGCAGCAGTTGGTTCAGTCTGTGCAGCCACCTGTGCAGCCCCCGCCCTACATCACCGTGGAGCGTGACGCCCGTGGCGGCGCCTGCTGGGTTGTGGTTGGCCTGGGCAAGCGGGTCAGGTGCTACTCAGGGGAGCGAGCCATCGCGGTGCTAAGGATGATGCTCGCCAGCCGCGGGATCCCGACGCCCTAGGCGCTCACTCGGTGAAGATCGGGAACGATCCGGCAAATCCCTTGTGGCTGTGCAGGAACCGCATCCCCTGCTGTGGCCGCTCGATTCGGTAGCCGCTCTGTAGCCCGTACGGTGCGCACCCCGGCAGGCTGCCGTTGCTCGTTGCCCTGGACCCAAACCCCAGCGTGTGGAAGTGGCCGTGGAAGGTGTGATCAGCCGGCACCGACTGGTCCAGGTTCTTGGCGTGTTTGTCCACGTTCCACAGCGGCCCCGCCGCCCCGCCGTTGTATTTCACCGAATCGCCATGGAAGAATCGCAAACGCTTGCCGTACACATCCAGATAGAGGCAGTCAGCATCAGCGATGAACCACTCCAGCCGCGACTCATCCCGGTAATGCCGGCGCATTGAGCAATACGCCAGATGCTCGTAGCTGTTCTCTGTTGCGTTGCTCTGCTGCTTCTTGGTGTTTCGCCCGTGGTTGCCCACGTTGCAGGGGATCAGGATCCTCTCCAGGTCGGAATGCTGCAGCAGGTAGTCCAGCCCCCGCACGATCGCCCGTTCACACCTGACGATCTGCTGCGTGGTGGTCAGCGTCTGATTCTGCACCGCATCGCCGTGTAGCTCCCCTTCAATCAGATCGCCGCCCAGCCAGATCACCGCCTCGCGGATTGTTGCTGTGCTCCGCTGCCCGTTGATCACCTTCTGCGCATTGCGGAACACGGCATCTAGCCGGTCGTCAAAGATCTCGGGGTTGAACTCGTTGAGCCCGTTGACGGATGACGGCTTGACGATCTGCCCGCAGTGCAGATCAGACAGCAGCAGGATTGGCACCGCCTCATCTTTCTGCGGATCCTCTGGCGGGGTGATGACGCCCTGATCAAAAATGTCCTTGATCTCAAGCGCCAGCGTCAGCGCATCCTGCACCGCCTCCAGCTTGGCCAGGGCGCGCTCTGCGCTGGCTTTGGCATCCCGCGTCTCTGCCCGCAGCCGGCGCGCTTCCAGCTGTAGCGCCAGCACATCATCGGCTGTATCGCTGCGCTTGCCGTTGGGGCAGCACCCCGGCTTGCATAAAGGCCGCCGCTGGCCTGACTGTTCAACCCACTCAACCGACGATTCAGGAATCCAAGCCCTGCAAACCTTTGACCGGCGACACTGATAAGGGCGTTCGGTCGTCATCGCTTCAGATAGCTATCACGACGGGGGAGACTGGGCTATGCCTTCAGTGTGCAGACCACCCCCTAGCCATCCATCAATCCTGCCCTCCCGCTCGATGCAGTGCCAGGCCTGGGCCCTGAACCACTCCCGCCAGTCGGTGGATGACTTGGCCCCGTTGCACCGGCGGCATGCCGGCACCAGGTTCTCAGCCACCGTCAGCCCGCCCCTGGAGCGCGGCAGCACGTGGTCGAGCGTGTCGGCTGGGTCGGCGCAGTATGCGCAGGCGTGGTCCCACTCGGCGAAGATCCTGCGCCTGAATCGGGCCTTGGTGGCTTTCTTGGGCTGTAGTTCGGTCTGGTCGATCTGGTGATCGAAGGGCATCAGCGCTCAGCGATGACTGCCCATCCCGTATTCGCGCCTTCCACCATCCACCGCGAGCCGAAGTTTCGCCGGCTGTATCTGGCGAACCGGGCCACGCCGCCCAGGGTGGTGCCGTTTACTAGATCGGCTTCACCGAAGGGATCGTGAACGATCAGATCGTCCCGGTCGTAGCCCACCACGATCAGCCAGTGGCCGCCGCCGGATGGGGCCGACACCGGGCCGCGATGCAGGAACCCGCAGGGCACAGGCACGCCGCGGTTGATCTGCTGCTCCAGATCGGCGAACCCTGCCACCTTGGTGAACTTCGCCCGGATCCCAAAGCTCGACAGCGCCCGGATCTGCGCGGTCGGGTCGGTCGTGTCGCCGTACTGCTGGACTCGCTTGAGATACTGATCGTCGCCATTGGCGCCCTTGAGGGTGCCGGGTTTGAGGTACTGCAGCAGCATGGCATTGCTGGAGCTGAAACACATCCGGGCGGCTTGGGCGCGGTCGGCTGAATCCATCTGCGAGTACCAGGGCACCTGCAGCGGGTTGCCGTAGCCGGTCTGCTGCTGCAGCTGCTGCCCCACAAACAGCGCCACCTCTGCAGCCCGCCTGCGGGTCAGCCCGGGCAGCGGGTTGCCGTCCGCCTTGTTCCACCTGGGGAGCTCTGCCGCCACCACCTGCGCCGGATCCTCGCCCGCCAGGATGCGCCGCCGCAGGGTGCTGTCCTGCATCGCCCCCACTCCCACGTTGTAGGTCCACGACACCAGCGCGGCGGCCCTGTTCGGTGGCCAGCCAGCGACCGCAGGGATCGCCCGGGCGAGGGCGTCATAGAACCGTTGCAGATCGGCGTCCAGTTGCGCATCGGCCTGCGCCTGGGTGATGCTCTGACCCTCTCTCACCACCTTGCCGGCGATGGTGGTCGAGCCCCATCCCACGGTCCACACATTGGCCGGGCACAGGTAGGCCTTCAGGTGGCAGCCCTCGAACTCGCGCACGATCGTGCGGGCCGGTGCCAGCCAAACGGCCACGGGCGCCGGCGCTGCAGGGCTGCCCTGCGCCCGCCAGCCGTCCGTGAACTCCTGCATGATGTCCGGGTGATCCCTCAGGCGTTCATCCAGTCGGCCCAGGGCAGCCAGCTGGTGAGGGGTGATGGTGCCGGCGCGGGCGAGATGCTCGGCGGCGCCGCGAACGGTGGCGTAAGTCATAGCAGGGAAGAAATGAAAGCGCGGTCAGGTGCGAGGCTGTCGATATTGGCCAGCATCGTGCCCTGGAACCCGTCCATCAGCCAGATGGGGCGGCCGGCCCTAGCTGCAGTCTGCAGGCCTGGCACGTTCGACCTGAGCGCCCAGGAGTGGTCCGTGTCGAGCACCTGCGGCCCCTTGAACCCGGCGACCGGGGCAGTCCCGCCAGGCGCGAGCCAATCGGCACCGGTGCGGCGCATCCACTGCTGGCCGCCGGAGGGGTGCACGCCACGGGCATAGGAGACGCCCACGGGTGCATCGGTGAGCTTCTGCACCTGCTTGACCACCCAGCCCTGGAACCAGCCGGTGGAAGGCTTGGTCAGCTCGTTGCCGACCTCGTAGATCACGTTGTCGTAAGGCTCCAGGGTGCGCACCATCCGCTTGATGTGCGCCTTCTGGTACTGGTTCCAGGGCCCCTTCGTGTGCACGTCGTGGTGCGTCGCTGGCCCCTTGCCGCGGAACGGGTGAAACTCCCAAGCACGGGGGAACAGATCGGGCAGCGAGCCCTCAAACAGCACTACGCCGGTCACGATGTCCCGCCGGTCGGCCTGCGCAACGGCCTGCTCCATGCGTCGGTAGAACCGGCCGTTGAGGCTCAGATCCTTGCGCCACGGCCCACCCTTGACGCGGATCAGGCCAGGGTCGGCGCCAACGAACGGCGGGCGATTGTTGACGAAGGCCTTGGTCTCCACCGTCCACAACCGGGTGAAGTTCCCGGTGAGCTTGTCGATCGGCGTGCGGTTCCCGTTGATCTCCTGCACCACGTCCCATGTGTGATTGCCGGCCAACCGCCGGGCCTCGCCGTCGATCAGGAACCGGTCGCCTTTGATGGTGATCATTTCAGATCGGGCAGGCGGTCGCCGGTAGCCTTGTCAGCGCGGCGGTAGAGCCGGCGCCAGGCGGGCTTGACGACCAGCTCTGCAACGCCGGTGGTGAGGGTCCATACCGCCAGCCCCAGCAGCAGGTCAGCGTTCGGGTGAAGCATCATGCGTCAGGGTCGCCAGGGCGGCGGCTGCGTAGTTTCGGATTGAGGGTGTCGTAGCCCAGCTTGAACGCCCCGGCGCTGGCGCCGCCCAGGCCCATAAACGGCAGCCCAGTGAGCCAGCAGCGCTCCACGTCGCCGCCAGCGCGGCGGCAGTCCACGATGTAGAGCATCCCTGCCAGCACCGACATGGTGGCGGCTGAGGTGATGCTGGCGATGACGGTGGAGCGGTTCACGGTCTTACCTGCGAAGGACTGGCGGATGGGAAGTGGATCCGCGGCGCTGCGGCCGAAACCACCAGCGGGATGATGATGCTGGCCACCAGCGCGATACCGGCCCACTTGGCCAAGCCCTGCTCTAGGGCATTGATCCTCCGGAATGCCTCGCCCAGGTCGGTGCGCTTTTCGCCGACGCTTGCGATCACGGCGTCCAGCTTGCCCTCCAGGGCGCCCAGTTTGTGGTAAATGTCCCCGTGTGAGACTTCGTGCTCGGCCATTACGCGGCGCGGATCTGCCTCAGTCTGCAGAGCTGGGCCTACCGATTCCGTGGGCAGGAGTCGTGGCGCTCGCAGCCTGTTTCAGCGCTGCATTTTCTTCCGTCAGAATCCGCACTTGCGCTTGCAGGTATGCGACCTGGACACCAAGATCGCCAATGATTGCAGAAAGTTCTTTTGTTGGATCCATAATTAAGCAGCGGTCATGAGTTTTACAAGGTTGCCGGCGTTGTCTCGGATCGTGATGTATCCGTTATTGGTTACCGGAGTCGCCGTAACAATACCAAATCTAAGATGCCCAGTCCCTTTTGGCGCAAGCCATAGGTCAATGTTGGCGCTGGTTCCCCTGGCAAGAATGAGAGGTGTCACGCCGCCGTTAGCGTTCGGCGCGATCTGAACTCCGGTTGTTGCGGTAGAAGGGTTTTCGACCTGGAAGGCTGTGTTGTTGTTGACGAGCGAGCTGACAAGCAGTCCCGAGTCGGTGAATGACAGCCTGGTCCTCATGGCGCCTGTGGATGTCTGGCCGATTTCCGCCAGAGCACTGCTGTCTGACGCCTTGTGCCACCTCATGTAGGCGCCATCGCCAAAGCCGATAACTCCAGTTCCCTTGGCAGCAAGAAACAGGTCGATGTTTGTGGCGTTCCCTCTAGCTTGAATCAGTGGTGAGGGGCCGCCATTGGCGTTGGGGACGATCTGAACCCCTGTCGTAGCGTCAGAGGGTATTTCGACCTGCAGGCAAACGTTGCCATTAACTGCCGAGCTAGCCAGAAAACCGAAGCCATTTGACAGGTTGAGCTGAGGCCGCATACTGCCCACGCCGGAATGAATGATGTCCGCCAGCAGCTGGCCGTCGCCTGGGTTGATCCATTTCAGCCTGGTGCCGCCGTTGAAGCCGATGCCCCCGGTGCCCTTGCCAGAGAGCATCAGATCAATGTTGGCCGCAGCACCTCGCGCCAAGATCAGCGGAGCGGATCCGGCATTGGCGTTGGGGGCGATCTGAATGCCGGTTGTGGCAGTGGCGGGGTTCTCAACTTGAAGCGCTATGTTGTTGTTGGTAATCGACGAAATTAGAAACCCGATGTCGGTAAATGTGACCCGCGTAGGCTGAACGCCATTTGATGTAGAGCCAATCTCACCAATAACCGCATCATCGCTATTGCGAAACCATTTCATAAAATGGCGATTCGCAAAGCCAATCGCGCAACCGTTCCCGCCGGTGCCCTCAAAGCCGTCAACACCTCGGATTGCAGTGCTGTGGAACAGGATCCCCTTATCCCAACAGGCGGCCTTGACGGGGCGAGAATCGTTCCTGACAATAGCGATGGCTACCGACGCGATACCGGCTTCGGGCTGAACCGTTGGCTGCTGGGTGTACTCGCCGCCTGCCCCAATCCACAGGCCATTTGTCATCCCCGCCTTCGCAATGCGGTGGGGTGTCACTTCAACTACGGCGCTTCTGTTGAAGATGTCCACCTCCATGCAGTGCGAAATCCCCAGCGGGGTATCGTGCAGCACTGTGGAATAGAAGGGCCAGGCGGTGGTGTCAGCTGTTGGATTGTTGTTGTGGATGAAGCTGGAAAACGACAATGCCCCGCTGCCGGTGCCAAAACCGTATGTGATCTCTGACGTTTGTTGTGCGCAGGAAATGCCAACCGATGTAATCGACGGCCGGATGTTCAGGACCGGGTTAAAATCGAGATAGGTGTAGATCCCGCCCGCAATTGTTGAGACCCACGAGTTTGCGTCGCCCAGGTGAATCCTTTTGGCCGACGTGGGCCATGTGCCCGTGAAGCTCGCTCCATTGTCGAAAATAAAAACACTATCCTGCGCCAGCGAAGGAGTTGATGCAAACTGGTATGTTCCGGCGGGAACGAAAACTGCAGGATTGCCGCTTACATTGGATGCTGCGGCAAACGCTGGCGCGTCGTTAGCTGTAGTGCCAGCGCCAAAGTCCTTGACAGATACAAGGTCACGCAGCTTGGCCTGCACAGTCTGCGCAACTGCACTGCCGCCGGCTTGGGAAAAGCCAAGTTTACTCGAATCAATCGCTGCACTGCTGCTGATGTCAGCATTAACAATCGTACCGTCCACGATGTTTGCAGACGCCACAGTGACACCAGATGGCAATGCACCGGTGGCGAGCTTGGACAGGCCAATCGCTGCACTGCTGCTGATGTCAGCATTAACAATCGTACCGTCCACGATGTTTGCAGACGCCACGGTGACACCAGATGGCAATGCACCGGTGGCGAGCTTGGACAGGCCAATCGCTGCACTGCTGCTGATGTCAGCATTAACAATCGTACCGTCTACGATGTTTGCGCTTGCAACGGTGACGCCCGCCGGTAGTGCGCCTGGCGCCAGTTTGCTTAGCGGGATATTCTCAAGCGTTGTGCCGCTGGGGCCCTGGATGCCGGGCACGACAACCGCCAGTGCTACGGATTGCTGGCCATCATCGACTAGGGAGATCTTGATCTGAGAAGCGTCATTTAGCGTAGTCATCAGCTGTTCCTCGAATAGGTTTTCGCCACTGTTGCCACACCTTGCAGCCAGTAGTAACGCTCCCCGGCGCCGCTGGTCAGCGAGGCATCCCACCCGTAGCGGCCCACCTCCAACCCGGCGGCGGTTGAAGGTGTCATGGCGATGCTCACCAGTCCGTCAGCAGCGGTTTCCAGCGCACAAGTGAAGGTGGCCTTTTGTAAATCATCGATCAGCCCCTTCACATCCGCGTCAGCGGCATAGCCGGTCAGATCGATCGGCTGGGCAATCACCATTGTGCCAAGCGCGGTGCTCGCCACCGTGATAGGGCTGCCGCCATTGGTGGCGGAAACGGTAAATGCGCTACTGGTCAACCCGGTGGCCGAGACGAAATACACCTTGTTAAGCTCCAGCCCGCAGGGCACGTCCGGGGGCTCAGGCGTGGTCGTTGCCGGCAGTGTGGCCTCTGCGTTGCCCGGTGGCACGATTACCACCTTGTTGCCAGCGATCAGGCCGTGGCACGGCACGGTGAAGAACGGATTGCCGGTGGTCACGGTGAACGCCGTGATTGCCTGCTGTTTCTGCAGCGCTCGGAACACAGCCCGAAACGTCGAGTTCTGCAGGATCGTGATGTCCAGCTTGGCGGGGTAGATCACTGGCCCTCAACCTCTGCAGCCACCACCTCAGGCGCAGCCGGCTCAGGCCTGATAACCTCAACCGCTGATAGGAACGCATCCAGCTGGCCAGCAGCAAGCTGCTTCAGGATGGCGTTGCCGCTGGCGTGGGCCACGCCGTAGGCGGTGATTAGCTGGGTTAGCTGGTCTTTCATCGGGGCTCCTGTCCTATCCATCAGGATAGAGACTGCAGCGCTGCTTCCAGCGCGGCAATCCTGGCCTCATGGTCGTTCGCCACATTGATCAGGTGCACGCCAAAGCGGTCGTAGCTCACGCCTTCCGCCTCCCCGCCGAGGCCCCACATCACCATCTCCGGCGCATATTCTGCCACCTCTTCAGCGATCAGGCCCCACACCCTGATGGTCGGATCGTCGCTGGTATTCTTTGGGTTGGGCAGGTAGCTCACCGGCCTAGTAGCCGACAGGATCCGGCGGCTTTCGGCCAGTGGTGCTGTCTGAATGTGAATCTTATATTTTTGCGATGATGTGACCCGTTGCACCTGATCATTCGTGGTGTTCAGGAACACGTTGGCGCTCACGCCTGTGGTGGTATTGGTGCGGATGCCGGAACTGAACACCGTGCCGTTAGCGGTGAAGGTGCCATCGCTCACCAGTGCGTTGGAGAACGTCTTGGCCCCGCCGATGGTTTGCGCGCCGATGGTGTAAACGCCGTTGGTGACGGTCGCGGCATTGCCGCTGATATTGTTGGACCACGCCAGCCCCGTAGCCGTACTATTGTCTGCCACCAGCACCTGCCCGCTGGCACCGACCGTCAGCCTGGCGAGAGTCGTGGCGCCGCTGGCAACCAGTAGATCACCCTTGGTGTAGCTGGCTAGGTTGGTGCCGCCCCTAGCCACCGCCAGGGTGCCGCTGGACAGGTTGCTGGCGTTACGGCATTCGTTGCTCACCTCCTCGATCGCCAGCTGCACGTTGGTGGCAGCGACCTGCCCCGCAGGGACAAAATCCACACCGCTGGCGGTCAGTGTGGTATAGCCCGCCGATGTATCCACCTCGACCCATGCCGTGCCGGTGGAAAGCAGCAGGTCCGGGGGCGCCAGCGCAACAGTAGGCGCCGGGCTGGTGCCGGTGCCGCTTTTGCTCACCACCAGGTAGTAGCCCGAGTTGGCTGCTGCAGCGGTAGGCAATGCGTTGCCGACCACTAGGCCCAGCGTTGCGCCCTCGGCGGTGGTGCTGGCCACCTTATTGTTGGAGGCGTCATAGGTGCCGGCAAACTTGACCGCGCCGGTGCTGAGCCCGATCGGCTGCCAGACGTTGCCATCCCACATGAAGAAGGCTTTATCCAATGGGTTGAAATACAGCTGGCTGATGTAATCAGCAACTGGAATCGCCTCGCTTAGTTTCCCTACGCTGTAATCCGCCAGCTTGACGCCGGTTACGGCATCATTCGCCAGACGATCGGTCGGGAACTCGCCGGCTGTGATCTTGCTGGCGTTCAGGTCGGGAACACCAGATTCAGGGATGGTCGGTGCTTGGTGTTCCTGCCACTCGCTGCCGGTCCATGTCCACTCCACGCCCGTGGCAGCGTTGAACCACTGCTGACCCACAAACGCCCCATCGCCCGATGGCGATCCGTTGCTCACTACCGCAGAGGATTGATCCGCCAGCTTGGCGGCGGTGATTGCGCCGTCCTTCACCGCGCCGGTGGGGATGCTCAGTGCGGCGTACTTCAGTTCGGTGATCGCCCCATCGGCAATCGTTGCGGCGAACGTCCCAGTGCCAGTGCCGGTTACGTCCCCAGTGAGGGTGATGGTCTGATCGCCGGTGTTAGTGCCCGAGCTGGTGCCTGCGAACGTCGATCCGTCCGTCCAGGTGCCGGATGCTGTCGCCAGCGTTCCCAGGCCTAGTGCGCTGCGCTGCGCTGCAGCATCCACGCCAGCGATCAGGGCGCGGCCAGCAGCAGTCAGCGGCACTTCCTGAACCGGCCCCGCACCGGCAGAGCTGCGGCCCAGCAGTCGATCGGTGGCAGAGACGTTCTGAATGCGGTCGTAAGTCACCGCGCCGGCGCCCAGCTTGGCCGTGATGACAGCACCCGTGCCGATCTTGTCGGCCAGCACCGCCCCATCGGCCAGCTTGCCGCTGGTCACGTTCAGATCCGCCAGCGCGGCGGTATTCACCGATCCGGCGGCATAGGCGGCCGAACCGAGCGGCGACACCTTCGCGGTAGTCACAGCACCGTCAGCCAGCTTGCCGGCGGTCACCTGCAGATCACCGATGCCGGCGGTGGGCATCACCACCTGCTGGAACGCTGCCCCATCCCACACCTGCAGATTGCCGGTGCCGCTGTGCAGCCACCCACGGCCGCGGTGGTTCCCCGTGCTGGGGGCTGTGACCGCAACGGCTGTTGCCGCATCGGCGGCCATCTTGGCGGCGGTGAGCACGCCATCGCCAATCGCCGCAGCACCCAGCTTAGTAACGCTGGTCTGATCCAGCTTTTCCAGGTCAATCTCCCCGGCGTCCACCAGGTCGATGCCTGCGGCAACCAAATCCTTCAGCGTGATTTTCTTCGTCTCGCTGGCAGAGATGTCGGCGATGGGCACCACATCATTAGCCGCCGCACCCGCCTTTGACAGGGCCGTGAGCTGGGTTATCCGCTGATCAGCCAAGGGTGCGCCTCACCGCGACCGTCCACAGGCTCAGGCTACGGACGGGCTCAGTCGTCCACCTCCTGCAGCAGGTAGTCCAGCGACTGCTCCAGCTCGATGCGGTCGTCATCCTCTTTCAGGATATAGTTAGCCGGCTTGCCATACACCAGCTGGATTTCATCGGTGGTGACAAAATCAATGGCGCAGCGCACGATGTCGCCAGCTCGCACCTGCACACCGGAGCGATTTACCACTGCGGTCAGGTTGTAGAAGACCGTATCAACCGTAGGATCAATGTCCTTGTCGGTCAGATACAGGGCTAGATCAAACTCGCTGCCAATCTCCACCCGCTGGATCAGCTGCAGTAGCAGCAGAGACGGCTCGGTAAGCCCGATCGTGCGGTAGTTGAACTCGCACTCGATCCGCCCAGCGCCGCTGATCAGGCCGGCGGATAGCTGCTGGCGAAACCGATCATTGAGGCTTGTGGCGTCAATTGTCTGCCGGTCGGTGTTGAACTCGTAGCCCTCCACCGATCCCAATAGGTTGAACTGCACATCACGCACGCGCACGCTGATCTGCAGCGGGTCGCCGGTGAATGCTGCCAGCGGGATCTCATTGGCGCGGACGTTGTTGACCGCATCGGTGAAGGTCGGGAAGAATCGCAGGCCACCCACGGCGTTGACATGCACGTAGGCCGTGAAGCTCTCCTGGGGCGGGTCGGTGCTCTCCAGGCCCCACACGGACGGCGGGAAGAATACCAGCCCACGGGCGTCCGTGGTGCTGATGTCCACCCGATCGCCGATCAGGATGTTGTTGATCGCCCCATCAAACGACAACCGGTTTAGCGACGTGTTCACATCGTCGGGGATGATCTGATCTGACACCCGGCCGATGAATGCTTTGGTGCCACGCCTCAGCTTGACGTTGCCCTTTGTGCCGAGGTAGTGCGTCATCAGTTGGCCTGGTTGATGGCCTCGTCAAAGTCTCCGTCCATCGTGAACTGAATCGGCACCACCACCAGCTCACCCACCGCCGAGCCGATCACAGCGCTGGTGATGTAGGCGTACATCTTGATGTCGTCAACGCCGCCGGTGTCTACGTCCAGCTCCAGAAAGACCCGATCCTGTTCGGTGATAGCGCCCCGCTTGTGGATCTTGGCCAGTAGCGCGGTGAACTGCGTTTTCTGCGCCGACTCGCCCGGCTCCAGCCGGTAGTACATCAGGGTGGCGCTGCCCGTTGCGCCCTTTAGCGATGGGATGAACGACCGCGCATCAGCGCCTAGGTCAGTGGTGGGCAGCAGGTCAACGCTGCTCTCCACAGACCAGCTCTGCACCTTCGCAACGGGCTTGCCGTTGAAGATCAGCCCCCCGGTTCGGCCTGTGTAGTAACCCATCAGCTGGCGCCCTCCTGCATCTCAGGCTACTCACCGCACACTGAACAGCGCATCGCTGAAGTCCGCCACCCGACTCAGCAGGTTGCCGTCCACCGTCTCGCAAGGGTGCTCCAGCGCCTTAACCGTCACCTCCCCTTCCTCGCTCATCGTCACCTCCGTCACCCGGAACACCCGCTTGCGATCAGTGACGGCGCCCAGCACGAACATGGAGCCCGCGTCATCGCTCAGGGCGTTGGCTTTGCCGTCCGCCACCGTCACGCTGGCCAGCGAGCGGACGTTGCCGCCGCTGCGATACACCAGCGCGGCATAGGTGCCATCGCGCAGCCGATCGCTCAGCGGGGCATTGAGCACGCCGCCAGGCATCACCACGCCGGCTGTCATCCGGTCCCAGGTGTTCAGGCCCACGTCCACGTAGATGTAGGCGCCAGGGCTCACCGGTGTGTCGGTGGGGAAGGTCTGGAACTCAATGCCTCGCCGCACCCATCGCCGCTGATTGCACAGCAGCTTGCCGTAGAGGATTGCCTGCTTGCGCTGGGTAACGAACTGCGATAGGTCGAACGTCTGGCGGATCGCTGCATCCTCAACGGCATCCACCAACCGCACATCGACGCTGGCGTTGCGCGGGAACACGTCATCTTCCTCTGTTTCCCGGTAGATCACCGTGGCGATCAGATCCTGAACGCTGGCGCCGTAGTCAAGGAACTCTTCGCGGTAGGTGCCCTCCAGGATGTTGCCAGTGGTGAACAGCGCCGAGATGTTCACCCGGCGATTGGCGCGGCCGCTGCTGTTCACCGGCACTGCCGGCACTAGCGTCTCCTTTCCGCCGATCTTGCCGAACTCCAGCAGCGAGTAGGGCGCCACCTCGGCCCAGAACTGCCGCCAGGATCCGACCTCAGCGATCAGCGGATCCATGAACAGTTGGCACCCGAGGCCGCTGTACTGACAGAACCGCTTGCTTAAGGCCAGGCTTTGCCAGTCCACGCCGGATGGCTTGGCATACCGGCCGATGCCGTTTTCCTTGTCCAGCACCGTGTCAGCGAAGATGTCCGGCGCCCAGCTGGTGCTGCCAGCGCTCTTGCTGTAGGTGCCGTCATCACTCACCACCCAGGAATCCTTACCCTCGGTGACGAACGCCGAGATGCTGCGCAGATCCTGCACGCCGCGGCCGGAAAATACCCCGAATGCCATGGTGCTCATCCGGGCATACTTGCCCTCAGTTGATCTCAGCTGTTGCTCTGTAACGGCCGTGATCTGGAACTCTGGGCCCGCCTCGAAACTGAACTGAATGTCGGTGTCGCTGCGGACGCTGAACAGATCCCACTCATTGGTGAGCACCGGCCCGCGATCCTTCAGCACTGAGCTGATGTCCTTTAGGTCGCCCACCCATCGAAACCGATTGCCGTTGTGCCTAAAGCTTTCGCCTTTGCCGCTGTTCTCAATCAGGGCGATTTGTTTCTGCCCGTTTTGCGCCCGCTCGGCCGCTAGGTCGCTGATCGGCTGAAACTCAAACTCCCACTTCTGGTTGCCGCTGCCGGCGCGAAAGTCAAGGCTGATGAAATTATCGAGATCAGCGGACCTGCGGCAGGCGATAATCAGCGGCAGCAGATCCTGTGTGGCCCTGCTGAGCGGCCGATACAGCAGCCGGAAGAATGCCAGCCGGGACTTAATGCCGTTGTCACTTGCCTTGTATCCCTCGGGCTCGCTGTCGCCGTATTTCTTTTGCCTGCCTTGGATGCGGCGGAACAGCTTGACCCGCATTGAGAACGACACCATCTCGCAGGCTGTCACCGTCTGATACGCGGCGCTGTCGGCCTTCACCAGCGCCTTGGTGTAAAAGCTGTCATCCTTTGCGCCGTTTTCCGGCGCCTTGCTGTCGCCGTAGGGCGTTGACGGGGTGCGGCCGGCAGCGATGCAGCGGAACGTGGCCCGCACCTCGTTGTCGTCAAGGTTGGTGTTGTCGGTGATGCTGAGCAGGGCGAATCGGGCAGTGCCCAGCTGGTAGGTGCTGCCACGGTCCAGGCTGCTCACCAGCTGGTAGCGCTGCTCCTGGGCGGCCTCTTCGGCGATGTTGGTTTTTTTGTTCTGGGTCTTGGCGAATACCAGCGTGATCTGTGTGCCGACCGTGTAGCGACCACTGCCGCCAGCGCCCCATCCGTTGGTGGTCAGGGTGATGCCGTTGTTGGCGGTCACGATGTCGCCTTTGCTGTTGCGCTCCTGTAGCTGGACGTTGATCGGGATCGGATTGAACACCCCGCAGCTGGTCAAGCTGCTGGGGCTGAATGCCTGGCTGTAGCCGCTGCGGCGAGTTGCGCCATCGATGATCCGGCACACGTCATCACCCGGCGCGGCGCCCTCGCGGGAGGGGTCGCTGTCATCGCCGATCTGCCGTTGGTTGAACCTGGCGTTGCCGCTCTGGTTGAAATAGAGCCAGGTTTTTGATGCGGCGAACTCCCGCAGCGGCAGCTGGCCGAACGCCACCCGGTCCCAATCAATCTTGCGGATACTGGCAGCACCGGCCACCAGCAGCAGCTGCATAAATTGCGAACTGCCATAGCTGCGGACGCTGGACCACACCAGCGACGTGGCCACACGCACGCCGCCGCGTGGATTCTGCGCGGTGTTGGTGTAGACCAGATTCAGCGGCTCGCCGTACTGGGCCAGCTCCTGGGAGCTGTTGAACCCGAACCGTGGGGCGAAGCGCTGCTCACGGGTCTGCCGCGGGCTGCGGCCGGCGCTCGGCACCGATGGCCGCAGCAGCAGGGCGCTGGCCACCTGAAACAGGATGCCCACCACCGTGAGCGCAAGGGCGACGGCGCCGGGGCCCGCTTGGATCTCCGCCTGTTGATCCTCAATGCTGCGGCTGTAGTCCTTCTGTTGCGCCGCGATGAAGTCTAGGTAGTCCTCCTGACTCACGCCCAGCTGCTCAATCAGCTGGTGCTCATAGGGCAGCAGTCGTCTCATCGCAGCCGGTAGCACTGGCCGGCGCCCTGCGGCAGCGGCGTCATCACCACAGTCTGTCCAGGGGCAATGAACATCACCCCGCCATCCACCGCGACGCCCAGCGCCGCTGCAGCGCCGCCCAGCAAGATCGGGTCGCCCGGTAGGGCCGCGGCCACAGGATCGGCCAGAGAGGCCAGCAGCCGCCGCAGGTGAAGCAGCCCGAACGTCTCGGCCGTGTGCTCCCGGTAGACCCACTCAAACTGCGCCGCGTGATCCGGCAGGCCCAGCTGCCGCCGCACTGCGCAGACCAGCTGAAAGCAGTCCGTGCATCCGCTGCCATCACCAGGCCGGCAGCCCCACCGATACGCCAAGCCGATCAGATCATTCATCTGAGGTAGAGCTCCGCATTGAGCGGCAGGATGCCCACGTTCTGGCTGGTCAGTGTGCGGGCCGGGAAGTTGCTGCCGACTGAATCCATCGCTGATCTGAACCGCAGCTCCACCGTGTCATCGTTGAACCCGGAACCTGAGCCCACATAATAATCCTCGTACTGGTTGGCGATTGCGCCGGTAGCGTTAAGCCAGAGGGTGGTCAGGGTCAACTCGCTCAGCCGGTTGCCGTCGCCTTCCTCCACCAGCCGCAGCACCACCTCTAGGCTGGGGAACAGCACCTGCACGGTTTCATTGTCGCCGCCCAGGCTGGCCATTGCGCCGCTCACTTGGAACGGAGCGAAGTCATACTTGGCGCCTAGGTAGGTGTACTCCTGGGCGACAAAATAGTTCTGATAGCGGTGCCGGGTGCCGCTGCTGGTGCGCAGATTGAACAGCTGAGCGATGCGAATCGTGCTCATACGTTCAGCTCGGCCACCAGCTCCACGGTGATGCTGCTGATCTCATTGCCGGCCCATTGAATCGACGGCGGGCCGGCATACTCCCACAGGCAGCCGTCAGGGGAGCGCAGCATTGAACGCAAGCCGGGGCGCTGCGGGCTGCTGCTTTGGCCGGTGGTGGTGACGCCCGCAAACGTCTCAGGCGGCAGCTCAAAGCGATCGTCCTCATCGATGTTTTCGTAGTGCCGCACCACCTGCAGGATGTCCCGATCGCGGCGGTTAGCAAAGGTGAGGCGCAGCTGATAGCCGAACTTTTTGTTTCCGTACCGGCGCTTTACCGTCGTGCCCGCCATGGTGCGGAACACCTTTGTTGGGTAGGTGCCGAGCGTCATCTGCCGCTCGTTCGGTTTCAAATCGGGGAAGGTCGCGGCCATCAGCGGATGCCCACCTTGCTACGGGTTGCTGGGCTCTGTTGCAGTCTGTTTAGCGTCATGCTCATCCCCCGCTTGGCGCCATCATTGGCGGCACGCTTGCGGGTCTCGGCCATTGCCGATTCGAGCTGGTCACGGGAGACGTACTCCACCCCGTTGATCGTGGTGGTCTCGAAGCTCATGCTCAGCACCGGCGAGGCGTTGCTGCCGGCAGGTGATGCACCCATCAGCTCGCGCATCCGATCGCCACGGTTGCCGTCCGGGGCCTGCAGCGCCACGGGGATCCGGCGGCCATCAGGCAGCGGCACATAGGCCTCATTCATCGAGCCTTCGCCGAATAGGGCCACCTGGGGGGTGCTGGCGACGCCACCGCGAGAGTAGGCCTTCAGCGGCAGCGGGCCGGATGGGGACATGATGCCGCCGTTGGCGAAGCCGGTAGTGGGGAAGCTGAGGGCGGGGCTGATGCCACCAGCGCCGAACGGGCCGACAGAGGAACCAGAGAACCCGCCAACTGCAGATCCACCGATCCCAGCGAACATCCGGGCGATGCCGATGGCGATGTACTGGGCGATCATCTTCTTTGCCGTGTCAATCAGCGCGCTGGCGATGCCCTGCAGGAAGTCGGCGAACACCTCCTTGGCGGACTTGGTGCCGGCGATCATCTCCGCCATGCCGTTGGTCGCCAGGGTGGCCGCAGCATCAGCCGCTTGGCCAATCGCCGGGTACTTCTGCAGGATCTCATCGAGCTGCGCCTTCTGCTGCTCCAGCACGTTAAACACCGTCGGCTCGGATGCTTGGCGGGCGAGGTCTTGCATCATGCGCCGGCGCTCCATCAGGATCTCGTTCAGATCCTGTTCTGCCCTGAGCCGAGCCAGTGCCAGCTGTTGCTCCTTTTCGCGCTCCAGTCCTTCGCGGATGGCGGCGGTTTCAGCCACGCCGCCGAGCCGGGCGATTTCCTCTTCAATCGCCTTCAGGTTCTGCAGCTTCTCAAAATGCTGCTGGGTGATATTGTCAATCTCAATTTCTAACTCTAACCGGCGGCGCTGCTCATCGGTTGTGGCACCTAGCAAGCTCCTTTCGTTATAAAGCTGCAAGGCGGTCTTGGCCCGTTCTTCGTTGAACTGTTCGAGCTGTTTCTGTGCGGCGGCTTGCTGTTCTTGGAGTTGCTCCATTGCGGCCATGCTTTCCTCGTAGCCGGCGACTTGAGCTTGCGCCTGTTCGACAGCGCCAAACCCAATATTTTCCATTGAGCCCCCAAAGAATGTGCTCAGCGCTTTCTGGCGATGCGGCCCCATCCGTTGCACTCCGCTCACGGCGCTAGTGCCGAATGAGTCGCGGGCGTTGCGATTGGCGCGAGGGTTGCCGGCCAGTACGGTGGTATAGAGATCCAACAGGCTGGCCCCTTGGGTGCTCATGCCCACACCCTTGAAGCGGTCTTGGAAGTACCGCACGACGGGCCCCATTACCTGCTCCTCGAACGACTGGCCGGGAGTGACGCCGTACTGCCGCCGTTCAGGTGCGCCGAACTGGATCAGGCCCTGGTAGTTGCCGCCAGCGCCGCCACGGATTGACGGGCTGAAGGTGCCGGCGGTCTCAAAGCTGATGATCGTCGCCAGGTCGAGCGGGCTGACGCCGAGCTTTTGAGCCGCAGCAACCAGCGCCTTGCCGCGGCTGGAGATCTCAAACCTCGGGGCGGCAGCGGCGGTGGGTTGGCGCCCGGCCCCAGCACCCGCCCCTCCACCAGCCGGCACAACCGGCAGCGGCACTGCAGCGGCCGGCACGCCTGTGATCTGCTGCGCACGGGCAAACGCCGCATCGCGGGCCCCGGCAAAACGCGACACGTAGGCGCTTGATGCCTGATTCCTGCGCGTCACCGCAGCGCTCGGCGTGTAGGTCAGGCCCCGACGCTCGGCCATCGCCTTGGCCGCGGCCTCTGCATCCTGCACGCCCACCAGTCCGGTGAGCAGCTCGTCAAGGCCCTCGATCGCGAACTTCACGCCGATCGTGATCAGGCCGATTTTGCCCAGCGTGCCCAGTACCGTCAGCAGCCGGCCGGCACTGGTGGCCGCGGCGGTTGATGCGGTGCCGGCGGCAGTAGCGGAGGCGGTGTAGGCGTTCAGGGCTGCAGTGGCGGCCCGAATCCCGCCGATGGCGTTCATTGCCGTGGTCAGGCTCACGACGGCCACACCAGCCGCCGCCGCTGCCACGCCCACATTGCGCACCGGCTCGGGGAGCTTGTTGACTTCCTGCAGCAGCTGGGTTGCCGCCTTGGCCATCGCCAGCGCCGTGGGCAGCAGCGCCTCTCCGATCTCGATCTGCAGCTCCTGCCCCGCAATCTGCAGGTTGCGGAACTGTTGCGCCGGGCCCTTCATCGCCTCGGCCAGCTTGGGGGCGCCGTCGCGTTCAATCCGCCCTAAGGCTGTCAACACGATGTCGCCGGTGATTTTGCCTTCCTTCGCCAGCTCGCGGATCTGGCCGATCGGCACACCCATCACCTGAGCGATGCTCTGCACCACTGCCGGGGTCTGCTCAAAGACGCTGTTCAGCTCTTCGCCGCGCAGGACGCCAGTGCCCAGCGCCTGGCTCAGCTGCAGGAACGCCGCGCTTGCCTCAGTTGAGGTGGTGCCGCTCAGCTTGGCCGCCGTGTTGAATCCGTTGTAGACGGTGCTGACTTCCTCCAGCGTCAGCCCGATTGGCCGCAGCCTGGCGTAGATCTGCGCGAACTCTTGATTGGCCTGCGTCTGCGCAGTGCCGAACTTTTGCGCAGCAGCAGTGGCGGCGGCCTGCACCCTGCTGTAATCGTCAAGCCCCTGCGACAGCGACCTCAACCGCCGCTCTGATTCCTCACTCGCCACCACGGCGCCCAGCGATCCGCCAATGGCCCTGCCAGCGCCGATGGTAGCCAGGCTGCTGGCGAGGCCTGCCGCCAACCTGCGGCCCATCGAATCACCAGCTGCGGTGGCCGTGGTGTCGAGCCCCCGCAGCTTCCCTTCGAGCTTTTGGATCTCGGCGCCGTACCGCTGAAACTCCCTGCTGCCGATCTTGGCCTGCTCCTGCAGGCCACGGAATGCGCCAATGCTGCTGCGGATCCCGGCGATCGTGTTGTCGTTGGCGCGGGCGAACTGGAACGTGGCCGCCCGCAAGGTGCTGATCTCGCGTGCCGTGGTCTGGCTGTTCTTGCCCAGATCCTGCAGCGACTTCTTCACCCGGTCGATATTCCCGCCGCCCTTCACCTCGGCTGAGAGCCGGATGGCGGTATCCAGGCTCATTCGGGCCATTGATTATCCGATCGCCATTCCTGAGATCAGCCTACGGATCCGCCCTCATCACCCCCAGGAACTCCCGCTCCACCAACCGCAGATCCTCCAGCAGCCACAGCCGGTCCTGGCGTTTCACGCCCTCATCCTTGGCCCACAGGAAGAACACCTGATAGTCCAGCCCCACAGGGCCATTCATCCCCATCCGCCACTGGGTCTGCAGCTTCATAAACCACCCGATCGCCTCGACGTTTTCCGCCAGCAGGCCGAACGTCTCCGGCCGCCGCTCTACCTCAGGCACCGCCAGGCCGAACATGGCTGCAGCATCAGCCGCATCCTTGCCATCGTCGGCTGGGTCGCCCTTCGCGGCAGCGGCGAGGAACCGCGCCGCGTCGATCAGTTTTTTGCGCGGAACCCTCCAGCCTTCGCGGCGGCCTTCTCAGAGGGCTGGCCCAGGCTTTCAAGCCAGGCCTTGAAGATTGCAGCGCTGGCGCCCTGCACCCGGTAGAGCTGGGCTTTAGTGGCGTCGCTGAACTCGATCGGCTCGCCATCCTCGCCCACCACCTCATCACCCCAGCCGCAGAGCACCTCATCAGCCAGGTCCTGATAGGTGCAGGGCAGCGGGTCGCTCAGCGAGGCTTCCTCATCCTTGGCGTAGCCCTGCAGCGCCTCAATGCGCTTACGCATCGCCACCAACATCTGATTGTGCTGATCCTGCAGCGCCTGCGCGTCCTGCTCATCGAGAACGCTGAAATGAGCGGTGAACTTGTAGGGCTTCTTGACTCCACCTTTGGCCGGCAGGTCAACACTCACCGGCCATTCGATGTGGTCGGGCTGAAACAGGTGGAACATGGCGAATCAGAAGAAGATCAGGCGGGTTTCGTCGTTCTGCGTCTTGGGCAGCGCAGTAAACGGGATCTGCAGCATGTCGATTCCATCGGAATCGCTGAACGACAGATCGCCGCTAATCGCAGCCTTCGGGCAGAAGAAGATGGAGCTTTCCGTTGCTGCCGTACCCTGTTGCACCACGAACGGGCCATCGCTGGCGCCGCTGTTGTCAGCAGCAGCAGTGAAGTAGTTTTTGGTCGCAACCGGCGGATTTTCAATCGTCAGCGTTCCATTGGGGTTCGGGCGATCGGTGATACGGGCGCGAGGCTCGCAGTTGATCAGCGAACGGAACGAGGTAGTGAGACCCCAGTCGAAGGTGAAGCCCTCGGTGCAGGGCCCGTAGCCCTGGAACCGCAGCGCCTTGGTGTGGCGCGGGGTGACGGGCACCGGCTCGGCCTGGTTGCCGTAGGTGAAGGCCTCGGCGCTCTTTGCGGTCGGGGTGACGTACTTGCCGATGCCGGTGATCGTGAAGGTGCCGTAGCTGTTCAGCGGTGAGTTGAGCGCTGGGGAGCCGCGGAAGCCTTCGATGCGGTGCACGTTCTGATCCTTCACCGCCACCAGCGTGCAGCTAGAGCCGTTGCCAAAGGTGCTGATCGGCTGGTAGAGCGACAGCGCGGGAATCTTGTAGTTCACTGTGCCACCGGTGAACGATGCCGTGGACGCCACCACCGTCACCTCTCGGGTAGTGCCGTTGTGGGCCACGATCACGCCCTTGTCACCGGCATTGGCGCCGCTGGTGATCTCAATCGGGAAACCCACGTAGGCGTCAGTCGCTGGGTTGCTGCCGCCCAGGTTCGCCAGGGTGATAGTGTTGGCGCCGCCTGCAGTGGCCGTGCCGGAGATCTCAGCCGATGCGGCCAGATTCATGCCGGCCGCCAGCAGCAGCGGAGAGAACCGGGGTGCGGTGGCAGCAACACCGGAGCCGCCCCACTCGAATGTCACCGTGACGGCGACGTGCTCATTGGTGAGCGGCTGACGGTCAGCGCCGAGGAACCCCTTGATCAAGTCCCGTTCGACTCGGGTGCCGGTGTACGGGTTCACTTCCAGCGAGGTGATCTTCACTGCATCGGTGGCGCCGATCGCGCTGGCCAGGGTGCCGTAAGCGGTTTCCGTCTTGGCCAGCAAGAACGAATTACGGATCAGGAGAGCAGTCATCAGTCCTTGGCCTTGCTGGGTTGGGCGGGCTTGGCGGGCTCAGCTTTGGGCGGCTGGTAGTCAGCAGCAGACACCATCTCGCCGCTGGGGAGCATCACGTACTCACCAGACTCGCCGTGGTGCTCGAATTGTTCCGCCATGGATGGGGGCTGAGCGTCCTGGCCTCAGGCTACGGAGGCCGGCTCAGGGCAGCTGATCGATCGCGTCGTCTCGGGTGCGATACCGGATCAGGAACCGATACTGCATCCACCCAGCAGAGGCGTCAGCCTGCTCATACTCAGGCCGGAAGCCATCGGGCTGCACGTCATGGGCTAGGCCGCCCATCGTGCGGTCGGCCATCATCCGGGCGTGCACGTCAACGCCGATCGGGTCCGCTAGCTGGTCGGGCACGTCGCCGCGCACATAGATTTCAACCAGTACCGGCAGCGCCTGATCCAGGCGCCCCAGGCCGGCGCCGATGGTGCGTGGTGCGTTGACCGGGTTGTCTTCGCCGGGGCTGATCGTGATCGCTGGCGCCTCGGACTTGGAGTAGGCCTGCGCACGGCTGCGGTAGATCCGCTGGCCCACCTGCACCGTGCCGGGAAGGGTGACGCTACGGATGCGTTCGAGGATCTGTTCGCGGATACTTGCCATGGGCTCAGGCTAAAAAGGCTGCACCAGATCGAACACCACCCAAGCGCAGACGACCGCGACGCCCAGCGCCACTGGTAGGGGCACGGCACTCAGCAGCCAGCCCAGCAGGCCGGCCACCAGTGCAACGGCCGCGGTGAAGCGGATTAGATAGGGCATCACTCGACCCATCCAATTCGCAGCAGCGCCACCAGCAGCACCGCAACGGCAACGCTAACTGGGGCCATCATCACGGCGATCATTGCGACATCAGTCCAGGTCATGGGATAACAGCTCCGAATGCGTTGATTAGGGTGGTCACGCGGGCGTCAAGTAGGGCGAGGTCCAGGGCCTCGCCTATGCTGTAGAAGGCGAGGCGGGCGTTGGAGAAATCGCCGCCGTTCCTAGAGAAAACATCAATAGGAACCGCTGCCGGGGCGGAGCTGCTTTCGTTGATCGTTGTACTTGCTCCGCTAAACCTTACAGTGCATTGAGTGTCGCTA